TTCACTGCGGGGCCTTGGTGTACGATTGGTAGTTATTGATGTATAATGCTTATTCATATATCGCGCTCTGTATTTAGTTAACCGCCTCTATAGCGTCGTATTCATCTGCCTTAAATTCCGTAAGCTGTACGTCTGACGTATCGGTTATAACGTCCTGTGTCTCGCCACTCATAAGGAACACTTTGCCGTTTTGGTTCTGTTCTGTGTACTTACAAAGGTCGCCGGTATCTATAACGGCTTCGCCTGATAGTGTCGTTTTACGTTCTGCAAATTGGCTGTAAAGCGTACCGATAAGCAACTTTTCGGGATGGTCTGTAACACCGGCCCTTTTGAGTTTTTGGATTTGCAGGTTATCGGATGCCCGGCAAAAGATACCCTTTGCTGTGGGGCAAATCCTGTCAGCCGTACCACAAATGGTATCTATGCTAATTTCCTCTTTGGCATTTATGTTAATGTAGCCGGAATACTCTACATCGTCTAATTCGGCTGCATCAAATACCAAATTGTTCTTTACCAACTCTACCTTTGGGGCCTTATAAAGCAACCAACGCGCCTTACCATACAGGCCCCTATCAGTCCATCTTTCGCAAGCATCCCAATCGGATTCAAAACCACCATCAAAAGGACTGTGCCAACTCACATAGTCAAAGCACTGTACACCCTTATAAACAGTTATTTCTAAGTAACCGCCCTGTGTCGGGTAGGGTATATACTCACCGTCTGCCATCTGCTTAAAGCTGTCATAGATGGATATATTAAATTGGCTTGGCCTGCCAATGCAATGCCTGTTGGCTTTCCAACCTAAGATACCGGCGTTATTTTCAAGGTCGTTAGGGTCGTAATATTCCAAATAAGCATCCCCAAAAGAGGCTGCACCACTATCCCAACGGCCTTTAGCATATCCTAAATGACCCTTGCACGCGCCTTTTGCATTATGGCTATTAACATAGTGGCAAATGGCTGTACCCTCTGCATCATACAGGTTAACGGCAATAGGTACAAAAGCATAGCCTGTATAGACTTTCATTTCATTATAGTTGCCGGCTTCGTTACCCTCGTTTGTACCGTCAGTAAATGGGTTATAACGCGCGTCCAACAGCATTTCCATGCTAAGACGTACGTAGTATGACTTTTGGCCCTCTGACGATAGAGCGGGCAAAAACACCCTGTGCGTTTGCATTATCTGTGTTGCCTGTTCTTTAGTAACGCCACCGTTCTGTAAGATGTGCTTTGGCCAACCTGTATCTAAGCTGCCATGCCCACCGCTACGGAAATCATAAGCTATAGCCGTCGTTTCGCTTGGGCCTCCCACCAAAGGCAAAATATGGCAATATCTACACATTGGATTTAAATAGCGTAAGCCCTTACCCTGTGTACTCAAAAAGATGGTAAAGTTAATTAAGTTGTAATCCCAATTACCGCCCTGCCTGTGGTCCTCTGAATAGTCAGGATAATAAGAATAATACGACGCTCCGGGGTCGGCCACTAAATTAACCTGTTCTACGGAATACTCACCGCCGTACTCTAATTCGCCGCTCAATAACTCTGCTGACGAATAAGGCGAAAAGTTAACCTTTACGTTATTGGCCACCTTATCAACGCCCATAGTCTGACTATCGCCATCCCACGTAATTGCCCGGCTTGGGGCCGACGTATGCAAACCGTTCAAATCATAGATAAAGACTTTACCGTTACGCTGTATCATGCGTAGGGCCAACGGCTGTAGAATACCCTCTACAACCTTTTTCAGGGTAAACGGCTCTGCATCTTCATCGTAAAAGTTTTCACTGCGTATAGACAAAGACGCTAAGTTGGCCTTAGTGTTCGTACCCTCGAAATAGGTAGTGCAATAGGTAGCTGCATCTATGCTACCAAAATTAACAGTGCTGCGTGTCAGCGCGTCAGTTAGAATGGCCTGTAAGGTCTGCATACCTGATAAATTGTACTTCAATCTATCCAATATACCAAAGTCGCTAAACGTCAGGGTTACGACGTAATAGCGTTCCATTTCGTAGGGTTCTTCGTAAAACTCCGGGTCTAACGCGCCACTCCAATACAAACTGCCATTGCGGTAAACGTCCATGCGGATTTTACCTACCTCGATAGTGTACAAATCTTCATAGGCCCTATCAGTCGGGCTTTCTATCTTTATGGTCGCTTCGCTACCGCAAATACATTCCTCTTTGTCTGTATGCTTCCAATCAATCACCAACGCTTCGTCAGCCTCAAAGGTAAGTTGGCCAACGGTTGCGTAAGGTTGCGCCGCGTCCTGTAGAATATCTACGCGCCAAACTACACCTTTGCGGCTTAGAAATTCGCCTCTGTATCGTAACTGCTTTGCCATAGATTAACTACGTTTACGGTGGTTATACTCTTTTTCCTGAACTAACACAATATCGCGGCCCTTGATTTTGCCTACAACCTCAACGCGGGCAATACCCGGCTCAATCATGCTGCGTAGCTTATCCAATGGGGCTACTACTTCGGGGTTACTTGACGCTCCGGCGTATTCACCTATCAGGGCCATTGTGGGGCCTGAAACAACACCGCCGTTAGCAAACGGCATAACGCCAACGGCCTGCACCATAGCTGTAGCGGCTGCAATAAATCCGGCTGCAATACCAAAGCCTGCAAATGGTATGGCCGCGTGTGCTGCAAAAAACATTGCGCTTGCAAGTTCCATGTAGCTTGCAGTAGCCAACTTGTTAGCTATGATAACCGGCAACGCGGCTGCTACTGCTGCCTCCTGTGTTGCGGCCTCAACGCCCTGTGCTGTAGTAGAGGTAATAACGGCTGCACTTTCAGCACCTTTGGCAACTGCGTGTGCGGTAGTTGCAGCCGTCAGCATATCAATTATGGTAACAACTGTGTTAATACCGTTCATAATGGATAAGAAGCCATCTACAAGCCCTGTAACGGTCTGCCATGCGTTGCCGTTGCCCTCTAAGGCGTTGCTAATACTTTCAATACCGCTGCCAACGCCCTTTATTCCGTTCCAACCATCCTGAAATGCGCCAAAGGTAGAAACGGATTGCTTACGCCAATTCTCGTAAGTGGCAATCATGCCCTCTATTTCCTTGCGCTGACTTTCCGTTACAGGGTTCTTTGTATCGGCCAATAGCTTCTGTAGGTCACGTATCTTGCGGGTCAATTCCTCAAATCCGTAACCACGTATCTTCATTTTGAACTCCTTACCTGAAAGCGCGTTGACCTCTGCAATTTCACGCTGCATTTCGGGCAACTCGATACCCAACTGCAAAACGCGTTTCTTTGCCGTAAGTTGGTCAATGATAGCCTGCGTTTTGCGTATGTTATCAGCATCTTCTTTCTGTTGGCGCGCTGAATAGAACGATATAGCCGCGTCTATATCTTTCAGGCTGTTAGTGGTAGCGGGCAACTTCATTTGCTCTATTGCCTCATCCCATTTGTCCTGTAGCTGATTCAGGCGGTTAATACCCTCCTGTGCAAACTTGCGCTGTGCTTCGTCGCCTGACTTCAACAGACGGTTGTAGTAGTCCAACTTTGCGTTAAGTTGGTCGTACGTCTTTATTTCATCGTCTTTCAAAGCGGCTACCGCTTCATCTTCTAACGCGCGCTTTGCGGCCTCGACTTTGCGTATTTCTTCGTCAATGGCCGCTATGTTTTCCTTACTTGCGCCTTTCTTTTGTTTCTGTAGGTAAGATAGCTTTTTATCGTAATCGTCTAAGGTCTTTAACTCTGTTGGAACTGCTGCGGCCTCTGTCATATCGGTAAATGCCTTTACCGCTGCCTCTGCTGTTGCCTTGGCCTTTAAAAGGGTCTGTATGCGTTCCGTATCGGTAATATCGCATTTCTCAATTTCCTGCTGATAGTATGCAACGTTATTAGTCAAATCCTTATACGACTTAGCGTTTTCGATAAGCACCTTATCCGTTTTGCCGGTTTTCTTATCGTCTTTGCCCGGCTTGGTCGTATGCGTACCGGGCTTAATGGTAGCGTTAGCCGCTGCGTTTTCCGCTGCAAACGCTGCCTCTACCTCCTTAATTCTTGCATCGTTAGCATTTTGGCGCGCCTCTATAGCTTTCAGTACAGGGCTACTTGACGTGTTCGTACCGCTGTATAGCTTCGCGCCCTCCTCTGTAAACTCCCACTTTCCGGCCTTATTGACCTTACCATAACGACTACTACGGTAGCTTGCATCGGTTATTTCGTCACCGGCCTTTGCGTGCCTGCCGTGCTTATTAGCATCGTCTTGGATTGCAATACTTGTGCGGGCGTATTCATCGGCCAACTCGATTTGCTTACGGTACAGTTCCGTAAGTTGGGCCATGCGCGCTGCTGCCTTTGCCCGACGTGTGAAAGCCTCTACCACTGCGTCAGTATTACCGGCAAAAATAGCCTCTGCATCAGATACGCTATTGATACCTAAACGCAAATCGTCAAAGGCCGCTTTATTGTTCTTAATCCATGCAATCTTTTCCTGTTCTGTGGTTAGCGACTTCCAACCCTCTTTCAGCTTTTCGTACTTACCCATCAAATCAGAATAGGTAGAGGAAAGCGTATTGTCGTAAGCCTCCTGTACACTGTCAGCGGCTTTGCCGAAATCTTCCAACTGCCCGGCTGCGCCATCTGCTGACGCGCCTACACTGTCAAACGCGCCTGCCAACTTCGATATAACTACGCCCAAAGCTACAAAGGCAATACCGATACCTGTAGCGGCCATCAGGCCCCGCATAGCTACTTTAAGGGCAATAGCGCGCGTTGCAGCACTGCGCATTGAATTAGACATTACGTTAACCGCCTGTGCTACCTTGCGGGAATTAGTACCAAACAAGGCATAGACGGCAACGTTACGTACCATGTTAGTAGATAATAGCGACTGTACTAAGTGTAGTTTCTTGAACGCCTCTACAATCGTCAGTACAGATACAAGCGTCATGCCTAACTGACTACCGAAATTAAGTACAGGCTGTATGCTCTGTGCTGCATTGGCTACAGTATCGGTGTACTCACCCCATTTGTTCTTTAGCTGCTGCAATTGGGCTTCGCCTGTGCTCGCCATATCAGCGTACGCGGCTTCCATCGTTCCTGCGCTTGCATCCAAAGCGGCTATATTCTCATTGTACTTTTCGGCCAATTGCCCGGTAAGTGCGTTAACCAAACGCAAAGCCTCTGCGCGTCCGAATAGCTTTGCATAGATACTTTCCTTTAGCTGTCCTGACTTAGCGGCATAGGCCGTAATGGTCTTATCAAGTTCCTGTAGATAGTTACGCAAACCGCCTGCTGCCTTAATAGACGCTGCGTTGAACTCTATGCCCATTTCAGCGGCCATCTTTTGCGCCTTACTACTTTCCTTTGTCAGGGCCGTTAGTACGCTCGATAGCTGCGTAGAAACCTCCGCTGTGTTACCTGTAACGCCGGTTAACGTACTCATTACGGCTAACATTTCCGTAAGAGATACGCCCAACTGTGCTGCCTGTCCTGTCACTGACGGCAAAGCGGCTGCAAGCTGCTCAAACGACGTTACACCGTTCTTAGCGGTTAACTGTATCTTATCCTGTATATCCTGCGCTGCACTCCATTCTAAACCATAGTTCTTAATAATGGTAGATGTAACCTTAACCACTTCGCCAACGTCCGCAATACCGCCAATAGACGATTTCGCGGATGCCTCTAAGTAGCTAATCCAATTATCTTCGGGAACACCGTTAGAAATGACTTGGTACAAGCCGTTGGCCAATTGGTCACGCGCTATGGGTATGGTTTTGGATAAGTCGGAAACCTGACCTTTCAGCCTCTCGAAACCGGCTGCATCCTTACCGGCCATTGTATTAGCCGCTTTCATTGCAGCCGCAAAGGTACGGCTTTCTTCTGTAACGCTGTTAAGGGTGTTGGTAAGCTGCGCAACGGCATTGCTTACGTTCTGCATCGTCTGTACGGTCTGCGTGTACGTCAACAGGGTATCGCGCAACTTTCCTGCACTACCCTTTGCCTTATCCATAACCTGACGCAAATCAGCAACGGTAGAGGTCGCCGTTACCAATTGTTCTTTGCCGTCAACAGATATGCGAACGTTAAATTTTACTTCTTTTGCCATTTTTTTAGCGTAACTTACTTACTTATTCAAAAATAATTTGTATCTTTGCAGCGGATAAAGGTACTATTGTATGAAAGCTAAAAGCAATAAACCGGGCTTGGGCGTATTCGCCTTACTGTCATTACTTATAATGGCTGTAGCCGTTTTTGCCGGTTGTCCGGGTGTTGCTGTTTCTTCCGGGTTCGTTCTTTTCGTGCTGACTGTCGTAGCCTGTAGTCGTATCATTGACGGCTGCGAAAACAGTATATTGAACGATTGCGCCTAATCACCCTGCGTTTTCTTTAAAACCGCCTCAAATCGTTTCCGGCTCTCAGCGGCTGTTAGTCTTGGGGCCTTAATGTCCGGCTTATCGGGCTTATCCCACGATAGGGGCAAAACCTTTTTTGCGGTTACTTTCTTTTTCAGGTGCGGTTGTATGGTAATGGTAGCTAACAGTCGCATACGCTCCCAATTATCCTTATACTCTGCGTCCTGTAAATTCTTAAATTCCCTGTAAACGTGGTCAAATTCTGTTGGTGTCAGCCTGCAAAAGTCATCGTATGAAAGATGGATGCAACTAAGTGCAATACCCAAAATCTCATATATGGCTATTTGCTTTTTTTTTCATCGCCCGGCTGCTGTTCGTCAGATTCGGCTTTCTCGCTAACCGCGTCCGTCCATGCCTCCATCTGTTCGGGTGTCAGGCTGTCGGCAAACTCCATCAGCGACATATCGAAATCTACGCCATCAGCTTTGCAAGCGGATGCAATGCAACACCAAAGGAAAGTACACATATCAGACAAACCGCCGTCTATTTCCGTGACTTCCTACCTGTTTCCTGCTTAAAGC